GGGCGGGTTCATTCCCATGCAGAGCGATGAGGATGTTGAATTCCACCCGCAGGCAGAGTACTCACCTTATTAGGAAGCAAGATAGGTATTCATAGTGGCGGATGAAGGGTGGGCTGAATACTTGAGATCATTGCAAGGTGTTGCCGCTTTGGACGAAGACTCTGTGGCCAAGAGAATGTCATTTGCAAGGCTACTAAGGGATCATATGAACTCTTCACTTGCCGGGGGAGAAGAGCGTTACGGCACAACCGTTTCCCCAGAGTCTGACAGATACCGGCATCTCATAGGAATGCGTGAGGCTACCTTAGATCCAGAAGTAGGGGGGATGGCTGCGTTTACAGGTGGCCTTGGTCACGAAGTCAACAACTTGGTAGGTGCTTTGTGGGGAGGAGACCTTAAACAACTAGGGTCGCCTTCGGAAGAACTGGGCCTGATGCAGATACTTGAGAATTCTTCCGATGATGTCTACAACAACTTCATTGGGATTCTTTCAGCCTATATCGATCCTGAGACCCTAACAGAAGAAGAGCTTATGGAAATCCTGTCCAGGGGAACCCTTCCTCCAGATCTCAGGCAAGCAGACGCCAGTGCGGTAATGGTTGACCGGGTTGGACCCCAGCTTGGGATTGGTGAGCAGAGAACACGCCGGGTTTCAGATCTTCCAATAGAAAGACCACGGTGATCTATGTCGATTGACGCCATGATAGAACTAGAAGACCAGAGTCAGTCGGAGGGCGTAAATGCGCTTGAGGTTGAGGTTGAGATAGTCCCCGATGAGTCAGCTATCGATGGGATTCTTATTGACTTTGATGAAGAACTGATCGAGGAAGAGGAAGTTCCCTTTGACGGAAACCTTGCCGATCATTGCAGTGAGTCCTGCCTCCAAGACATCTCAAGTGAACTTATCAGTCTTTGCAAGGCGGATAAGACTTCCCGAAAGGAGTGGGAGGACACTTACATAAAGGGCCTCGACCAACTCGGCCTCAAGATAGAGGACCGAACAACTCCCTGGCCGGGTGCCTGTGGCGTAGCCCATCCCGTACTGACCGAAGCGGTTGTTCGCTTCCAGGCTCAGACGATTACGGAGATCTTCCCGAACGCGGGGCCTGTCAAGGTAAAGATGATGGGCAAGATGACCGCCGAAAAGGAAAAGCAGTCGGCGCGTGTCAAAGAGTACATGAACTACTTGATCACGGAAGAGATGCCGGAGTATCGGTCGGAGACCGAGAAGATGCTTTTCAACCTCGCACTAGCGGGAAGTGCGTTCAGGAAGGTTTACTGGGATCCAAACATGGGCAGGCCATGCTCGATGTTCATCCCTGCGGAAGATCTAATCGTTTCCTACGGTGCCCCTTCCCTGGAAATGGCAGACCGTGTTTCTCATGTGATGAGGAAAGGGTCGAACGATGTTCGCAAGCTTCAGGTGTCTGGTTTCTATCGAGATGTAGATCTCTCTGAGACTATTGATGGATACGGGGACATCCAAGAGAAGTATCAAGAGCTAACGGGTGACAGCCCCAGTTACGATACGGACAACCGATACACGCTCTATGAGATCCACGTAGACTGGGACATCGAGGGATTTGAGGATATGCACAATGGGGAGCCTAGTGGTATTGCTCTCCCATACGTGATCACTATCGATGCAGGAAGTGGGCACGTTCTCTCCATCCGAAGGAACTGGGTCGATGGTGACGAGTTCAAGACAAAGCGTGAACACTTCGTCCACTATGAGTATCTCCCCGGTATAGGGTTCTATGGCTTTGGGCTGATACATCTTATCGGTGGTATCGCGAAATCCGCAACCTCGCTTCTCCGCCAGTTAGTGGATGCCGGTACCCTGTCCAACCTGCCGGGTGGTCTAAAGGCAAGAGGGCTTCGCATTCGTGGAGATGACTCTCCCATCATGCCGGGTGAGTTTCGAGATGTGGATGTCCCTGGCGGTGCTATCCGAGACAATATTACGTTCCTTCCGTACAAGGAGCCTTCGAACGTACTCCATCAGTTGTTGCAGAACATTGTCGAGGAGGGTCGCAGGTTCGCATCGATAACGGATATGAAGATATCCGACATGAACCAACAGGCTCCTGTAGGCACAACGCTTGCGATCATTGAGCGTTCCATGAAGGTGATGAACGCAATACAGGCGCGGATCCATTACGCGATGAAGAGAGAGTTCAAGATACTCTCCGGTGTTGTAAGGGATTTCATGCCGGAAGATTACGAGTGGGAAGTGGATGGAGATGAGGTTCTAAAGGCGGAGGACTTTGACGGAAGGATCGATGTGATTCCCGTTTCAGATCCGAATTCGTCAACCATGGCGCAGAGAATCATGCAGTACCAAGCTGCTTTGCAACTGGCATCGACCGCCCCGCAGCTATACAACTTGTCAGAGCTTCACCGTCAGATGCTTGATGTCCTCGGGATACAGAACGCTGACGAGATAGTCCCGACAGAGGACGACGTAAAAGCCCTTGATCCAGTTTCAGAGAACATGAACATACTCAAGGGTGATCCGGTAATGGCCTTCATCGGGCAGGATCACGAAGCCCATATTCAAGCGCACATGGATTCGGCAAAGGATCCAAAGATGCTTTCTATCATACAGAACTCTCCGAAGTCCAAGCAGATAGAGGCATCCATGTCTGCTCATGTGCTTGAGCATCTTGGCTTCAAGTACAGGCGAGAGATCGAAAAAGAAATGGGCGTTCAGCTTCCGCCTCCGGACAAGCCGCTTCCCGAAGATGTAGAGGTGAGACTCTCCTCTTTGGTGGCAGAAGCGGGCGCAAGGCTCCTTGGCAGGGATGTTGCGGAGGAGAGGCTCAAGGAGCAGATCGCTCAGCAGGAAGATCCGATCTTGCAGCAGCAGAAGCGAGAGCTTGATATCAAGGAATCCCAAGTCGATTCGAAGACAAAGACCGACGCGGCAAGGATTGCAGCGGATATCGAAAAGGCGAAGATCAAGGACGAGACAGACCGGAGACGGATTGAGTCCGAGGAATTCCGAGATGGTGTCAAGACCGGAATGGAGAAGGCGAAGGACTTTGCCGAACGGGAAGCTGGGTCTCAAGAGTCCTACAGGAAGGAACTCCAAGAGGGGGTTAAGTTCGGCAGGCAAATAGCACTTGAATCCGAAAAGCTTTCCAGGGAGAGCAAGGAGTAGTTCGAATTGACGCTCGTGGAGCTTCTCAAGAAAAGACTTGCGGATGAGTTGGAGAGCAAGAAGGAGGCTGTCTCATCCGGCTTCGCCAGTGACTATGCGGATTACCGCTATCGGATTGGCTTGATCGAGGGCCTGAAGATTGCTGAGAACGAGTTGTCTGAGATATTGGCAAATTACGAAGAGAGTTAATTTTCGTCCGTAAAGGACGCCGGGCTTCGACCACGCCCGATAATGTGGTCGCTATCAGCGGAAACGCTGCAAAAGGAGTTCGATGGCCGTAACGGCAGTGGAGTCAGAAGGAGAAATCGAGGAGTATCATTCGATACTGAAAGCCGCAGGGGATCGTCTTCCAAAGCCTCAAGGCTGGAAGATCTTGATCGCAGTTCCGAAAGCTGTAGACAAAACCGATGGTGGAATTTACAAGCCGAATCAGGTTCTTCAATACGAAGAGGTCGGTTCTATCGTTGGTCTAGTCGTAAAGCTTGGCGATCTTGCTTACAAAGACCGAAACAAGTTCCCAGGAGGCAAGTGGTGCCACCAAGGCGATTACATCATTATGCGCTCTTACTCGGGAACACGGATTCAGGTGGGTGATCAGGAATTTCGATTGATCAACGATGACACTGTCGAGGCGGTAGTCGATGATCCCAGAGGAGTTATGAAAATCCTATGAGCGAAGATTCCGAAGCAGTAGAGATTGACATTATCGATGATGTCCCTGAAGAAGATCAGGGAAGGTCGGAGGAATACTCCGAGGATCAGCACGAAGCAGAGATGAAGAACGTCAGTGCTTCTGTGCAGAAAAGGATAAACAAGCTCAAGTACGATTTTCATGAAGAAAGACGGAGGAAGGAAAGCGCCTCCAGAATGCAAACCGAAGCGGTTGGCTATGCACAGAAGGTTGCAGAGGAAAACAAACAGCTTCGCGAACTCTTGAATCGTGGTGAGCAAGTGCTTATCGACGAGGTGAAGAGCAGAACAGCCTCAGAGCTTGAGTCTGCAAAGAGATCTGTAGTCAAGGCGCACGAAGAAGGCGATGCAGAGATGATCGCCGACGCGCAGGAGATGCTTTCAAAGGCATCTTACGAACAAAATAAGGCGTCTGAGTATGCGCCTGTTACGAATCAAAATACGGAGATAGCAGCGCCTGCACAGCAAGAACAGCAACAACGGCAACAACAGGCACCGGCTGATCCAATGGCTACGAAATGGTTCGGAGATAATCAATGGTTCGGAAAGGATCGTGAGATGACAGCGTTTGCTTACGCTGCTCACGAAACCATAGTCGGGGGTGAGGGAATCAACCCGTCTACGGATGCGTACTACAAAAGAGTAGATGCAAAAATGAGAGAGAGATTCCCTGAAAAATTCGGTGGACAGCCGTTCCAAGAAGCGACTGCGACAGTAGCAGTGGAAGGGAATGGCGATGCACTTCGTCCCGGCGGGGTCCAGCGAAAGCCTTCGACGGTGGTGGCACCAGCAATAAGGAACAACGGTGCCAAACCGCGCAAAGTCCAACTGACGAAGACCCAGGTTTCTCTCGCAAAGAGACTGGGTGTAACTCCTGAACAGTACGCCAAACAAGTTTTGGCCTTGGAGCAAACCAATGGTTGATGAGAATACGTTGGCACCAAAAGAGGATCAGGATCCTCGCGCAAAAAGAGAGCATTCAACGAGGGAGTTGGAGGCTCGTACCGAAAGCTGGAAACCACCGAGTGTTTTGCCGGTACCCGATAAACAGGACGGATGGGTCTTTCGTTGGATTCGTGTCTCCATGCGTGGAGATTCGGACAACACGAATGTATCCAGACGATTCCGAGAAGGATGGGTATCCGTAAAGCTTGAGGATCATCCAGAGTTGCATCTTCTTTCCGATATCGATAATCGATTCGACGGGGCTGCGGTTGTGGGTGGTTTGATGCTTTGCAAGATGCCGGTGGAAACGCACAGGGCCAAGTCTGAATACCTCTCCAGAGAGGCGGGGGACCAGATGGCTGGTGTGGACAACAGCTTCATGCGTGAAGAGGATGCGAGGATGCCACTGCTTAAAACAGAGCGGCGTAGTCGTGTCACCTTTGGCGACGGCTCTTAGGAGAAGTACTCCTATTCAGGCCGTTGCCTGAGTAAAGGAGAAATAAAATGGCAGGTTACGGACTTCGGCCCTACAACGGGCTATCCGGCGGCTACCAGAGCGGAGGCTTTAACGAGTTTCCTATGGTCAACAGCGAGGGTGACAATATTTTCGCTGGAGACTTTATGATGTGGGAAGATAATGGTTTTGTTGCACGCCTCGGTGGGTCAACAGGCATTTCCCCGACCACGACCAGCGACCTAACCGTTACTATCGGAGTAGCGGGTGGGTTTCGTTGGGTAGATTCGACTGGTTCCCCAAAGTGGGGAAACCATTACCCTGGTGGGACAAATACAGAGGTTTTTGCTTTTGTATATGATAACCCGCAACAGCTTTTCGTAATTCAGGCTGATGGGGTCACAGCTACAACTGTACAGGCAGATGTTGGACAGAATGCTCCAATCATCAACTTTGCATCTGCGGCTGGCAATACGAGTACTGGGCTTTCAGGAGTACAGCTTGAGTCGTCAGCGGCAGCAGTTACGGCTACCTTGGCTCTGCGGATAGTGGGCATTGTGCAGGACGGTACCAACGAAAATAGGTCTGGTACCGAAACCTCTAACGTGATCGTGAAGATCCAGCAGAATGTCCATGCCTTTGGCACGGGTGTTGTTGTTGCTCACGGACCCTGAAAGGAGTAATTAGTTATGGCTATTTCAAGAGCGCAAATGATGAAAGAACTCCTTCCTGGCCTCAATGCCTTGTTTGGTTTGACTTACAAGGAATACGAGGACGAGAGCAAGGAGGTCTACGAGACTGAGAGTTCAGATAGGGCTTTCGAAGAGGAAGTCCAGCTTTCTGGATT